TCTCCATTGACTGACCATATCTCTACCGAATGGAACGATGTATCTAATGCTCAATTAGTTATTCGTGATAACCCATTCAATGGCGGAACTGATGTTCTTGCTACTGTTGGTAAGCGATATAAGCCTGTTCAGAATGAAGAACTATTTGCTTTCGCAGATAATATTCACGACGCTAATCCTGATTGCCGTTGGGAATCTGCTGGCTCTCTAAAGAAAGGTAAAGTTGTATTTGGAACTGTTGATGTTCCTAGAACTATGGTATTAGACCCACAAGGTGCTAATGACCAAACAAAACTTTATCTAATCGTATGGACATCACACGACGGCTCTGTTGCTGTTCAAGCAGCGATTACCCCTGTTCGTGTTGTATGCCAAAACACTTTGAATCTTGCTATGCGTAATGCTAAGCAATCATTCAAGATTCGCCATACTCAATCTGTCGAAGGTCGCATTCAAGTTGCTCGTGAAACTCTTGGGCTTGCTCTTGGATACTTTGATGAATTTGAGAAAGAAGCGCAGGAACTCTTCAAGCAAGAGATTACTAACGCTGAATTCTCTAAGTTGATTCAAACAATTTATCCTAAGCCTGAAAAAGACGCTAAGGGTGCTTTGAAAAAGTGGGAAAATAAAGTTGTCTTGCTAGATGACCTTTATCATAACTCACCTACGAATGCTAATATCAAGGGAACTAAGTGGGGCGCATTCAATGCTCTAACTGAACGCCTTGATTATTTCCGTTCTGGTCGTGGCAATAGCGAATCGCTAATGGCGGGCGCAAGTGGCTTTGACCCTGTTCTTACTGCTGAGAAAAATAAAATTCTCAAGTTAGTAAAAGCATTCTAAGAATGCTAAACTAGCGGGGGAACTAAAAATTCCCCCGCTTTTTATTTGGTTCGTTAGCTTAGTTGGATAAAGCGCTACCCTGTCACGGTAGAGATCACGGGTTCAAGTCCCGTACGAATCGCAAATGAGATTTTTATTCTCAATATGTGAGACGCCCGCAAACTTAAAGGCCAAATTTTTGTGTTACGGATCACAAAAAAAATGCCCTGAATCCCTGGACAAGTGTCAGTCCAGGGGTGTATAATTCTCGTCATGTCAAACGAACTGGTTTCATCTAAATACACATTCGCCTGCGACCCAGAGCATTGTGATTGTCTAATCGAACTAACATCATCAGATGGATTTGGATTTCCGTCTGGTGTGGTAGAAATCACATGTCCGTGTGGCCGTAAACCAACTTTATTGTCAGTACAACATGCTACAATACAACCAACTAATGAAAGGAATAACATGGAAACAACTACAGAGGTCCCAACGACCTACAACGCTAACGTTCTTGTAACATACAAGGATATTATCGACGGTGTTGCAACATATCCAACAGTCAAGGTAAATGACCTTGAGTATAAGTTAGAACGTATCAAGAATCTAGAAGACTTTTTGTCCCGTTCACAGGGAACAATTCGACAGATTATTGATAAACTAACTGTTCAAGAGTGGTATAACCCAAACACAGATAAAGACGAAGTTCTTCGTGAACTCTGTGAAATTTTGGACCACGAGCCAAAGCAGGAAATCAGAATCACAGGAACTATCACATTTGATATCCGATATGACTGCCCACTTGACGAGGTCGAAGATTTTGATGCTCGTTACTTTGCTCAAGATAATCTAACATTAGACTCATACCATGGCGACGTCATTGTCGAATCGTTTGATGTCGAAGATGCGGACGTGGACTGGTAATGTATTTTGAGTTGACTGCTCCAAATCAGATTGCCCTGCAAAGGGCTTTCTGGTCTGCAGAAATGATGGGCTTAGACCCAATGCTAATATCACCATTGACATTCAATATTGGAACTGGTAGTATTGAGAAAGTAAGTTCTATAAGAGATACATATAATCTAAAAGAAACTTATGTGTCTGATTATGAACCAACAGGATATACGAGGAGATAGTTATGGATTACCAAGACGGTTTTGAAGACGGTGTAAAATTTGCACGAGAGGTTATTATTGCTAATATCCGCCTCTGGGCAGAGAGTTCCGATGAGGGACAAGTAATGGACGACATTGCCGACAGAATCGAATTTGGGACGGTGGACTATGACCTCTGAGGATCTAAATAAATGGATTGGCTGTGACCAATGTGGCTCAGCTCAAGCTATGTATCTAATAAAACTAATAGAAGGTGAGCTAGCTTTTTGTGGCCACCACTATAATAAAAACAAAGAGGCCCTTGACAAGGTCTCCTTTGAAATGATAGAATTGAATAAAACCGAAGAAACACCTATACTAGAAAAGGCGGAATAACCATGGGAGATAGAGCAAACTTTGGCTTTGTACAGCCAAACGGAAATACAATTGTGCTGTACGGGCACTGGGCTGGACATCAAATGCTAGGCAAACTAGCGGACGCTGTCATCGCAGCACGACCACGTTGGTCGGACCCTGCATATGCTACACGCATTGCCATTAGTCAAATTATTGGTAATGATTGGAGCGACGAGACAGGCTATGGCCTGCATGTAAATGAAATTTCAGACAACGAGCACAAGATTGCTATCGTTGACTGGGACCAACAAATCTTTAGTCTTCATGAAGAGGACACATTCGCAAACACTGATAACAAGGTGCGTGGGATGAAGAACGAGGCAATTTTCACAATGGACCTTTCGACATTCTGTGAGAAGTATGCCCTGGAAGGAATGTTGGTCAACTAAATATGCTATAATATGAATAGGCCTGTATGGCCTGTTCATTGAGTAGTAGGGTGCGGCTATTAGGGAGTTCTCCCAAGTCGCTAAGTAAAGCAGGTTTACTTAATTCCTTTCGTTTGACTAGCAGCCCTACATTTTAAAATCCCCAGGAGTTGTTCACCTGGGGATCTTTCCTTGCCCGCAAAAGAATGAGGGTAGCATATGTCTTTTACGGATGTCAAATATATTTCCCGAAAATCTCACCATTTGGTCAAGCTTTGGTGTGATCCACACCATATAGACAATTGTCGGTGGTCCGTTATATAATTAGGTCATATTAGCGAAAGGAAGCAAAATGCCAAATTGGTGTTATAACGGATTGACAATCGAAGGCAATCCAGAACAAGTAAATAAATTGGTTGAGCAAATGAATCAACCATATAAGCAAGTCCATGATAACTGGAATATGGAAACTCATCAAATGGAGAAGAAGTTATCTACCTATCCAAATCCTGTGTTTGCATTCCATAATATCTATAATCATATTCAGGACGGTGTATCTGATGAGGTCTATCTTGGACAACCGCCTCGTGATATTCCTATTGAAGAGCAAATGCAATTCAAGACAAATGATTGGTATTCATGGAATGTCCGCAATTGGGGAACCAAATGGGATGTCGCTGTTGGCGACAATGAGGCATACTCAGATACTTATATTGAGGGTCCTACAGAAAATGGAGAGAACCTTGTAGTTTATTATAACTTCCATACTGCTTGGTCTCCGCCAATGCCTGCCATGGAAAAACTATCTGCTCAGTATCCTAAATTACTCTTTACTTTATCATATGAGGAAGAGACAGGTTGGGGTGGGGAATGTGAATTCCTTCGTGGCAAAATGATTTCTGAATCTAGTTATGAGAATAAATGCAGAGATTGTGATTCAGAGAACACATTGGAATACTGTGAAAATGATTGTGGAGAAATCTGCATGAAATGTAATTATATGGGTGAGGCAGACCTAGACTGTGTCGCAGAATGTCAGACCCATAAGATATACTTGGACGACGAGCATGTCCCTAGTTATAGAATGGAGCAAATCAATGGCTAGTTTCTTAGAAGACGAAAACCAAATGGTTATTGACGCAGAAATGTCAGCAATTGCTGACCAATTGCTAGATGACTGGATTCAATCTAATTTAGATGAAGGTCAATATTATGCAGATAAATGTTTTGCAGAAATGTGCGATAGTAATTATCTCAAAGGTAGGTTCAATCAATTCTATGATTTGAAACCCGAAGATGATGACTATATTGAATGGGATGAGGAGGCATAAATGGAAACTGAATATATAAATAGAAAGACACAATTGGTTACTTATCTTCAATTACATGCACAGTCATTGAATGAGGACCTATCTCAGTTGTCTAATAAAATGGATTCTCTGGACCCCGCCTCAAAAGAGTTTGCTGAATTAGATATTGAGTATAACTTCACAAGCGGCCAAGAATCTGCTACAATGCATATCCTTGAATATGTAGAGGAGATAATGTGAATAGCACATATTTAGAGCCACGTCTGCAGAAACTAGTCGACCTTGGCGAGACAGGGACAGACATCCTGCACGGTGAACTAAAGAACTTGATGTACAAGGCTGAACAGGAGTTCCTGGAGGCCCAAAGCATTGAGGAGGAGAACGACTACTCCGACGCCATGGAATCTATGGAGCGGAAGTACTGGGAAGGCCAATGCGACGCATTAGAGCACGTATATGCACTTACATATCAATTAGCATTTGCTATACAAGAAAGGACAAAGAAGAATGGCAATTAGAGAAGTTGAACTACCTACAGATCTAGAACGTAGGGACAACGTTTATCGTGATATCAATGAGATTATTGATAAACTAAACGTTCTACCTGTATTCCCTTCCCTAGCATGGACATATGCATGGGACATAATCAGAGATAAGTTTGAGAACAGTCAATGGGATGACATTATCACAGAAGGCTTTGAAGACTATGCTGTCCCTAAAGGTACAGAGTTGAAGACAATCTGGGATAAGTTCTGGACTGATGTAGACAGCCTTGGTCTATCCCTGGAATATGGTTCTGAGGTGCTTGTTGAATCAATCAATGACTGGCTAATTGATAATGATTTCTTAGTTTTGTTAGACAATGACGGGTGGTTAGATGATGAAGAGGAGGGAACAAATGAGTAATTACGTGGCAAGCTTGGAAATCCTGGAAGTTGCATATGAAGTATCTCCTGGAGGAGTCAGGACATTTGAAGTCTATGATAAATCTGAAATAGATCCTGTATCTATCCCAATATATGAGACAGAATCTTTGACAGATGCCGTCGAATACTGCTATGATTTGGGACGGGATTTTATTGTCCGTACATATGCTGAATGGGAAATGAGGGAAATGCTTGCCGATCTATAGAGTATTTGGACGGAAGTACCAGGACTTCTACACAATTGTTTCTGCAGCAGATGAATATGAAGCAGCAGACATAGCTAATGCTCGTCCAGAAATCGACTGGGATAGAGTCGAAATGGACGATGTCATAGAAGCAACAGATGTTTTCTTAGATGATGATACATCTGCAGATCTACAACTAAATATAGATTGATTACCGTAGGGGACTAAATTAGTTCTTACGGGGGTATTTACAAATTCGTGGATATCCGATATAATTAATATAAACCGATCTAGAAAGGATCAAACAAATGACTACAAAGCGTGAATATCTAGCTTCAAAGGGAATTACTGTTGGCCGCCGTGGCCGTTTCTCAGCTGCAGCTAAGCAGGCTCTCGCAGAGGCGGAGCAGTCAGGTGTCAAGTTCGTAGCTGAGTCTACGAAGACCCCTAAGAAGTAATCTCAAATAATGAGACAGGGGCTGGCGAAAGTCAGCCCCTTCTGATATAATCCAAAGTTACAAGAAAGGCGGACCATGAATAGTAAAGAAATCAAGATAGGCGAACTAATGGCAAACTCTGTTGAGGACCATTGGTTCAATCCTGCCTCTCTGGCACATTATCTAGCACAGCAACCGCTCTGGACAATAGACCGTATCATGGAGGTTGTAGCGTGGATTATAGAAAAGCAAGCACGGCGGGCGGAAGACGAAATCAAACATGGAAGAACCTCCCATGGTCTAACTCTTGCCTATAATCTAGATAAACAGATAGACAAATATAAAGCATCAAATCAGTTAGACAATCTCAAGTTGCCATAAATCTAACTAACACAAATTATCCACAGGTTTATCCACAGCCTGTGGATTTTTTTGTGGATATCGTGTGGGGAAGTGGGCTAAATTTCCCCTTTACGACCAGGCATTTAAAAATCCCAGAAAATTTGAGAAAATTGGATCTAAATAAATCATTATCTATTTAAATATACATCAAATGGATCAAAATGTTCCCAAAATGTGGGCAAATTTACCCGTTTACGGGGACATATTTATAGCCCCAGAAGGGGGACAAATCGGACATTTACGACATGTTGACAAAAATCCCAGAATATGTAGCTATTGACAAATCTGTCTAAATATGCCAAATGGGATTACGTCTTAATATATGAGATGGTTCAATATCATGTATATATCTATTTAAATAATTAGTAATAATTGATAGTAAATTGATAACCATTTTACTCCACAATGCTCCACTATACTCCACTTAAAAGGGCTTAGAATGCCCTATAACGGGAGAAAAAAGGTGGGGGGTAGTGGAGAGTTAGCTACCTATTTGGTCCAAATACAGGAGTTATGACAGGATGTCTATCATCCTCATCTGACCATTTGCCTGTAGAATATCCTGACTCTGGATCTTTGTCTATATTTTCTTCAAAGTCTAGCCATGCCTCTAAATTGTCTAGAAATCCCATCATATTACTCTTCAAATGATTGTTGTGAAGCCCATAGAGCATCTTGATCTATTTGACTAGGATTAGTACCATTAGGGTATTGGTTATATTGGACTCCATTGGCTTCCCGCCCCTTTTGTTCTACAACAAATCCATTCTCCCTATCAAATAGGACATAGTCAAATTCTACAACTGTAAAGTACTGCTTGAAGGTTGAAATAACCTTATCTAGGTCTAGACTTCCGCATGTATAGAGATCGAATTGAATTAGCCCTGGATCTGTCTCATCCCAAATATGAAATGCGATATGGCTTGTTTCGATCATAACAATTGCGGTTAGACCTCTATTTCCAGGAACATCAACATAGGATGCAAATGGTCCTTTTATAATCTTCATATTAATCTGGTCGACTAGAAATTTAAGAAAATCAATTCCCTGTTCTTCTGTATTCATTGGATTAGCTACTTTAGCATTAACCAATAAGTGTTTGTGATATATCATATTAAACCTTTCCCTGTAAATATGCGAAGTAATTAAGTATAGCAAATAGTAGAATCAAAAGCCCTATAGCGTATTTCATTCTTTCCCGCCAAAATTAATTACCCTAAATGCATCGCCTGTTTCTGGATCTTCAAAATCCCATTCACCCCAATATGGAATACCATCAGCATCATAGTCATCCCATTCTTCCCCGCTCAAATCCATATTAAGCTTATAGAAGGTTCCGTATTTACTGTAAATTGGCCATAGAGTATCCCATAGCCATCCATCAAATTTATATTTAATGCCGTAATTCTTTTCATATTCTTCAGCCCATGAGACTCTCATAATTGCTGAGCTTGCTATCGAACCCGCCCAATTTGCGATCCATCGCAAGGGTGGCTTAGAGTTATTAACTCTAGTTGAATCACCTAAAAAGCTTCTCACGCTATCTCCTTTAATTTAGATACTAATTGGGAAAATGGTCGACCAAATCTTTTATTAGTTAGATAGAAATCATCTTCATGCTTTCTGTCTCTGTCATATTTTCTCTCTACCCGCCAAGATTTTGAGAAGGCAGTAGGAATGACAAACATTCCACCAGTCTTCTGACTTACCATAACGTATGCAATAGGCTTAGGCTCTTTAGCTTCATAGCCAGATACTGTGTCTACGATAAGATCATCATATGGAAATGTAGATGGGTCATCTGTAAAGGCAAGATTTCGACTCTTAACCTCAATCACATTATCTCCTACGATAACATCTTTATCATTAAGTGTATAGTCACGAATCTCTGCTTTAGATTGAGCAAATGAGAACTCTGGCACTTCGGCCATTACTCCGAATTCTTTTAGTCGCATAGCGACAATCTCATTAAACTTATGGCCTGCTTCCATGGCTGATTTATAATCGAACATGTTCTCTCTTCCGCCGCACTTTTCGCTTTCACTATGTGGTCTAATGACCAGTAAATTGTCTCCATATGTATGTAGATATCTCTATGGTAGCATATATACCTACGATCTGTAAACAGATATTAGATAGAATATTTGCTACTGAATACCCGTCTGCTTTTCTTTCAATCTCTTCTAATATATCTAGTCTGGCCATTTTAGTTCCCCGTCCTTAACAAATACTAAGCCAAAGGATTGGCCTGGATTTAGAGTAATATCTTTTGCCCCTACTTCAGCCCACCCGTATTTAGGAAATAAATTAAAGATATGTCTTTTATCTCTAACTATAATTGCCCAGTAAGCTTTCTCTGAAGGCATTGTGTCGCAAGGCTCTACTTCCCTTGATGGGAAACCGTTGACCCTGCATATTACCTGTAGCCCGTACTTGTTTGTTCCTTCTACCTTTATTTTAGCATTATCTAATATATCGTAGGCAGGAGTATTGTTCCCTGCTGTAATACATTGAGATACTTTTTTATCTCCAAAGTCTATGTAAAGATTAACACACTCTGCAGGTTTTACTGCATATACCCCGCCAAGAATTAATACAAATATAAAAAGAACTGATAGTTTACTTTTCATTAAACTTCCACAGCTTCTCCATGTTATAGTATCTAGCCATAACAAATAATAGATCTGATAGTCTATTTAGATATTTTGGAATCTCACGACTTATCTTTATTTCATCGTTGATTTCAAGTACTGCTATCGCTACCCATACAGATCTTTCTGCCCTTCTTACTACCGCCCTAGCATTGTGTAAAGGTCCTGTAGGCAAGATAAAAGACGTTAGTGGCTCTAGATACTCATTGTAATCATCAATAATAGTCTCTAGCCACTCAACACGTTCTGGGGTTATCTTAATTGTTTGTGATCCAGCCAATTCAGCTCCAAGATCAAATAGATCTTGCTGAATCATATCAATAATATCTGTTCTGTCTGTCATTCCGATAGCAGAGTTTGCCTCATCTACTGAGCCTATGGCATCAATTAGTGGGCTGCTCTTATATACTTGCTCGTTACCACCGATAGAAGTTAATCCTTCATCGCCAGTTTTTGTGTATATCTTAGTTAATCTATTCTTCGTCATCAAAATCCACTTCAAATGGATCGGAAAGATCTAGATTTTCTAGACCTTCTAAAGACTTAAAAGCAACCACGGCTGTAATAGCCATAACTGCTAGTAGTCCTGCAACAATAATCACCTTCTTATTCAATCCCATAATCCTATTCTATGACCATATCTATATGCATCTGATTGCATAGAGTCCATTCTAGATTTACCACATGGACATGGCGGAACCATATGGATCTTGCTGTCTTCTAAATCTGTTTCTATACTCATTATAGTATTGCATGCTGGACATTTGAACATATGCTTTTTCATTTCTTTTCCTCCATGATCATTTCAATAATGTCGTAGCAATCACAAGTACTGGTCATGCATTCCACTGTTCTTAATCCATACCGCCTTAATTCTCCTGACGCTGAAAGTAAATGCTGCTCTTGTATTAAGGAAGCAATTCTTTCTCGTTCTCTCTTTTCAGCTTTTTTACAACCATTACAAGGACACTTCCAAACAGTTTTACTATAACTTATTTGGTCTCTAGGGTCTCTTAAATGTGACGTTTCGGCTGCTTCAAGATCCAACTTCTTCGTCCTCTTTTTCGTTTTCAACAGATCTTAGTTCATCATAAAGATCCCAATATCTGTTTTCCCAACCAGTTGCTCTTTCTTCTGCATCTACCCACAAGGTGTTCATATGATCTCTTTTTTCGTAGGCTTCATCAATTAGGTCTTGCATATATGAAGTCTGTTTAGTTATATCTTGATTAACTGCTCTTAAAGTACCAACCCTATATGCAGTTATAACCATAATCATTGTGAATATTACTTCGAACATTTCCGCCTCCTTGAGTTACTAATTATAGCCCAACAGACTCAGCTTTGTCAATAGCATCATCCATGCTATATGGATGTTCTTTTGTACAATCTCCGCATTCTCTACACATGGAAAATCCCCCGCCTTTCAGCGGGGGCCTTTCTTAATTAATTAAACTTTCTTAGGTCTGCCAGTCTTTTTAGGGACTAGGCTGGTCTCTCTTCGAATACCATGCTTATTGGTATCAATTCTTGTCAAAGGTTTTCCTGACTTAAATTTTCCCTGACTTGGTTTCTTGCGAGTAGCCTCTGCAGATGTTACTGCACCTGATGGTTGATTATTAGGTGGAGTATCCATTCCTGTACCATTATCGCTCATTAATAAATCTTTCTCTTTGTTCTGGAGTTGCAGTCATATTTAATGTTAAACCTGCTTCTCCATCTCGTGCAACATTCAAAGTGCCTCCTGGAATGTTTGCAATACCAGTTTCGCTACCAAATGCTTTGCATCCACATTCAACGCACATGATTACTTAGGTCCTTGTGCTGATGCTTGATTAGAAACATCTGTTGCTGGGAAAGCTGGCTTTGGATCAGCAGCATACTGCTCTCCAACATTGTGTGTTCCCGCAGGCTTTGTTGTATTAAAGCCGTTCAAATTTAATCCGTCCATTTTATTACTCCTATAGGTTATATTTAGATGGGTCTAGAAGTCCATCCATATAACCATTATAGCATTTTTATATTCTATACTTATTTTCCCAGCAAGAGTCGCATACCATAATATATTTGGTCTCTGTGCTGGTGATGCGGGTTGCAGTATTCCCACAACCCGTCACCTCACATTTTTCTTCTTGGGACATTACTTCTTTTTAGTAGACTTTTTTACGGTCTTTTTTGGAGCAGTCTTCTTAGCTGGAGACTTCTTTGCAGGAGCCTTCTTCTTAGGTGCTGCCTTCTTGGTTGCTTTCTTCACGACTTCCACCTTTCTTTCAGGCTCTTCTAAAACAAGAGTTGTGTACTTAAACTCTTCTGGGAAAAGCCATTTCTTTAATTTATCGAACATTATCTTTATCTATCTTTCTGATTATATAATCAATCACTTGTTGTGGCTTCCAGTCTTCTGGAAGTTCAAGATTACTAATTTGATTTACGATATCTTGTCTTACCTTAGTGTCTATGTAATCTTGCATAATATTATTTTATCATTTATATGTCAATGGGGCAAGGTATCCCCTGCCCCACGACAATATAAAGAATTACTTCTTAAGTGTTACCTTAAGCTTAGGGAACTTAGCGTTCCATTTCTTTGCCAAGGCGTTGAACTCCTTGACATATGTAGCCTTAGCAAGATCTGCATCTGCCTTAGCCTTTGCTAGGTCAACAACAGCCTTTGCTGCTGCTGCATCTGCTGCTGCCTTGTCTGCTGCACGAGCAGTCTTTTCGGCTGCCAATGCTGCTTCTGCAGTTGCCTTAGCGGCATTTGCTGCTGCAAGTTGAGTTGTTAGAGCAGCAAGGTCTCCAGCCAAATCACGTACTGCGATGATCTTTACAGATGATGCAGATGGTGTGCTGAATCCTGTTACTGCTGCTGCCATATCGGCTGCTGCTGCATAGAATACGATTGTCACTGGACCAGTTGCTGGAGCAACAAACTTAACGTCTGCTGATCCGAAATTGGTTAGTGTTGCACCTGTTGTTACAGTTACTGTATCAAGGGTTGCACCGTTAGCAATTGCATTAAGGGTCTTTCCAGAAATCTTATTTCCGAATACATCCTGTGCTGTTGCTGTTACTGTTACTGATGTTCCTGCTGGAGCAGAATCTACACCTGTTACGGC